GTTATATATTTTGATTGGTCATATTCAAATGTTGTTCCAAATGATTTTAAAGGGAACATATCTCTACCTTTTACTCTTATTTTTATTTTTGAATTTACCGAATATTCTTTTTTAAGATTTGTAATCACAACCTTATAACCATCCTCTGCTGAGCCCGTTACAGGTGCTAAACTTCCCGTATTAAAAGAATAATCATTATATACAATTTCTAATTTTGGTTCATATATAGTATTTGTTTCTTTTGAAAAGAATTTTAACAAACCGTAATCTAAAGAATCATTTTCTGAATTTAAACTATGATGAACTATAAAACCATTGTTAGGTAAAGAACCACTTAACCAAAGATTTACAATATCCGTTACATCCATTCTAACATCATCCGGTTCATTATTAAACGATTGTGATGTAGAACCGCTCAAATACCATGTACCACCCTCCGCATTTGCGGAACCGGTTGTTCCATTTGAAAATACAGCAGTACCACCTATTACATTATCTTGCCAAGTATTAATACCATCTCTATATTTCCAACTAATACCATCCGAAGTTACATTATCAAATTTAGTACCAGTTCCCATTGTCCAACTTTGAGAAACTGCGTTTGTATAGATTGTATATTGAAGTGGTATTTCTTCGGAATTGGCAGATTTAAGATTTAAATAAGCTTTCCAACCACTACCAGTTTCTATATTAGAAACATCAAATTTAATAAAGCTTCTTGCGATATCCTTTACTCCTCCATAATAAAGTTTACCCACTTCCAATATCTCATCTCTACCTGCATTTTGTTCAGGTTGTTGTAGATATGCACTTGCATCGTATGATGCTGTATAAAATATATGCATTATATTGCCCTCCCTTTAATGTCTTTGTTAGGAAATTTAACTTCAAATATTGATGGGTCTAAAGAAGGATAGACAATCTTACCTTTAGTTGCTGCATCTATATTGTATCTATTAGGAGAATAATTACCATCTCCATTACATAAGTTATTTATTTTAACCGATGGTACACTCATAACACCCTCTACATTTGCTAATATTAATTCTATTTCGGAAATGTTTATTGGTTTATTAAATGTCCAATTATCTATATTAAAATATTGTTGTAATTCATTTAAGCAACTTGCAAGTACTTCTCTTTTATTATAATTTGAATAAACAACTATTTCAAAGTCAACTCCAATATTTACAATGAATCCATCCATAATATTAACACCATCCGTAATCATTCTGTATTCACCTAAATAAGTTTTAAGATTCTCTTTTACGGTTTTATTTAATATTGTTAAATTTTTATTGATATCATATCCTAAAAGATACATATTGATTGCAAATGGATTATTTACTTCATTTATTGATGTTTTTTTCTGAGTAAGGTACTTAACTAATTCTTTTTGAATATCCGATTTACTACTATTTTTTAAACCATCTACTAAATTTGTAAATTCTGCTATATTTTGTGGACTTGATAAAATTGATGATGGTGAATTATTATCCACTTCTCCATCAGGTGAAACATATACTTTTGCAACACTACCATATCTTGCAGGCATACTCAATGCTCTAACCATATAATCTTGCCTAGTCACTGCTCTATTTTGAGAACCAAACATAGCTAACGCATTTTGTCTAATTTCTTCAATACTTTCCGAATCTCTACCACCAACGGCAGCTTCTGAATTTTCTATTGCAATAGATTTTTTATAGGTATTGTATAAAGGTCTTAAATCATCAGGAATTGATAATAAATCTTCCTCAAATTCCAATCTGGATATAGAAGTCAAATCACCTGCATTTACATTTGATGTAACTCCACCACCTGTCAAATATTTTATTGATAATGTTTTACCATTTGGTGCAATACCCAAAGTATTTGTTTTTAAAAAATTAGATGGGTCAATTCCCTGATTTAATCTTTGTACCGAATTTGCTAATCCTAATCCTACATTTTTTGGATTTGGTATTAAAATTTCATCATTACCGTTTATAGTACCATTTCCAAATTGTAAATCCATTGTATTATCCGAATTAACTTTTACGGAAAATCTATATGGAACTTTTTTAACTTCCAGAATGTATGGAACATCCGATGATATATCAGATGAATTATTATTTGATAATGTATTAGGTTGTTCTACAAATATTGTTTCTTGTGCCAAATATGGTACTTCATAATATGTGTTATTATCTTCATCCGTAACCGAAACTATTTGAATAATGTTTTTATCAGTTAAGTTTACGCTCGGATAATCCGTTGTATTAGAAATTGTTATAGAATTTAAAACTTCTTTTGCAGATATTGCTTCAACTTTTTTTGTTATTAAATATTGTATAGGTTCTCCGGTTACATCATCTCTTCTAGCTACATCAATTTCTCTACTTCCAGAATTAGCAAAATCTATTGAATCGGTTGTTATAAATGTGATAGATGAATTTGATTTTGATGTAACTTCCATTCCAGCCTTTACCTTTAGTAAAAATCTATCATCCGGTCTATTAACCGAGCCACTACCTACACTTGGTACAAGTTGATAAACCGTTAATGTAGTAACAGCAGGTGTTGTAACTTTTGGTTTATATCCCATAGATTGTGCCAATGCAACCACATTTTTTCTTTCGGTTGCATTTGATAACATTGATTCCTTCAATTGTGTATCTTGATAAAACGATAACATATCACCGATGGCAGCTGCTTGTTCTATGAAAACCATACCAGGTGATGCATCATTGAAGTCCGAATATGTATTTGGAAAATATGTTTTAGTAAATTGAATAAGATTTTGTTTTAAACTATCAAAATCTTTACCTAAATAATTTATATTTTTATTACTTCCCCAATTTTTATTTATTGATTTAATTGCCATATTTAATTTTTAACCGTTATGTTTAAAGTTTCAGTAAGAGATGGATTTGATTTTAATGCAAATTTTATATCTAAAAAAAGTTTGTTAGCATCTATATCTGTATCATCATAATCAAATACTATTTGTTGGATTTCCAAAAAAGGTAACCAAATATCAACCGCATCTACAATAGCACCTTCAATACTACTATTAATTTTATCTTCAACGATTGGTTCAAATAAAATTTTCCAAATATCACATCCAAAAGTTGGGTTCATCTCTCTTTCACCCTTTCTTGTCATTATTAAATTGGTCAAACTATCTTTTGCTTGTTTTAATGTTGTATAATTAACTGCAAAAATACCATTGGAATCGGAACTTCTATTAATTCCAATCCCAAGTACTTTATAATTATTTTCCGTTAAATCGGTAACATTTATTTTACCAAGCTCTATTGCCATTATTTAAATCTTTTTACTAATTCACTATAATCTCTTGTCAATGCTTTTATTGTAGCATCTTGTAAACCATCACCCGTTGATTCAAAGTTTGGAACATTTTGTGGAATATCATTTATCATTCTATAATCCATTGTTTCCCAATCTTCTTCAATAGTTTGTTGTGGTTGTAACATATCCAATACACTACCACCGGCACCAACCCCTTCTGCTCTTTGTGCAGCTGTAAACGGTGTTGTCATATTCAATACTTCATTCAACATTGGATTTTTTGTAAACTCCTTTGTTTGTTGAGGTTTTTGTTGTTGTACAATCGGTTGCTGCTTCCTAATAGGTTGTGTAGAAACTTCTGTCATCTCTTTCAATGTTGGAGCAGATGCTTTCTTTTGTGAGTTTAATGTAACTGCACCGGATTTAATCAACTTAGTTAATTCTTCTTTAACTTGTTGTTTAACTTCGTTTTTTACAACTTCTTTGATTAATCCGACTAATAATTTCGAATCCATAATAATTGTTTTTAATAAATATTTAATTTTAATAATTATCCAACATTTGGTATTGTTGGTGTTTTGATGTTTATATCAACCTTTGGAGGATTTATTTTTATATCCGGTAAAGATAGAGCTAATGATGTAAAAATATCAGCCGGACTTATATTTGGTAATTGTGGTAATTCTGGAAAACTAGGTATTTCAATACTACCCAAATCTATTTGCGGAAATTCAATGGTGGATGGAAAATCAGGAACCGGTGGGCCTGTTTTTACTTGGTATCCTGTATAATTTAAAATTGCAGGTGCAGGTGGTGCAGGCGGTGCATATTGTGCCGTTACCATCATATTACCCCCCACTCCCATTAAATGTATTTGAGCCAATGTTAAAAATGGGTCAATCATTACATTTGTTTTAGTACTAAAAATAAAACTAGGTGGGGTAAAACTAATAAAAGGTGGGTCTGGAATCAAACCTTTTATCTTTTCTTCCGCTAAAGCTCTTATTTCTTCTTCGGTTGGAATTTTAGCATTAATTTGTTCTAATAATTCTTCTTTTGTTGGTATATTTGGAATTTCAATTGGTATATCTATTTCAGGAACCAAACCCCTTGCAGTATCTTTTACAAATTTTTTGATTTCTTCAAAAGTTGGTTTTGGTTTTGGAATAGAATCCAATATTGCAACTACCGCTTGAACATATTGATATATTGGTTGTAATATAATATCTTCAATTGGAGGAATGATTTGTTTTTTAATTTCTTCAATTGCTATTTGTAATAGTTTTTCTTTTGCTTCTTCTATTATTTTCTTTCTATCTGGTAATTTTGGAAATTCAAACTTTAATGCTTTTTTAATTTGTTTCCCTATTGCTGCTTTTTTCTTTTTAGCTTCCTTTAATTTTTTTATTATTTCTACCGCACCTTTAACTATTGGATGATTTTTAATATCAGGCGCAACTACTTCTTTATTTATTATTTTTTGAGCGGTTTCATATACCGGAATAGTAATATCTGGTAATGGTGGAATTGCCGGCAATGTTATTGTTTGCTTTTTTAACTCATCTTCCAAAGCTTTTAGTACTTCTACTTCTGCTTTATGTAATGCTGCAGTAGCTGCTAATGTTATTGGTTCAGGCCCTATATTTTGAATAGCTCCTGGCGCGGGTGGTGTGGATTTCCAACCAAGCGGTTTTACTAATGGATTTGGTAAAGGTGCCATCTCCGCACCCAACCAATATGCATCAAATGCTGCAGGATATATTTCCGCCAATATATTAAAATTACTACCAACACTTTCCGTTCCCTTTTTTAATGCATTTTTAATAGCATCTGCCATACCTTTAACATTACCATTGATAACATTAACTCCGTACAACAAATCACCACCACTTTTTATCGCTTTATCGTATTCATTTGCATAAAATTCAGCAAACTCATCCGGGTCTGCTTTAAATTGACCTGTTACCATTGCGGTCAAAACATTCAATTTAAAAATTGCCCACATATTACTTACTTAAAAATGTTCTACTTGATTGTATTTTACCTAATCTTTTCTTAATTGATGTAAAAATCGCTGCGTTATGAGGTCCGGCTCCAGTAGGTCCCACACCGGTTGCAAATACCATTTTATTAATGGCATCTAACATTTCTTCCATCAATTCTATCAACTCACCTGCTAATACAGCTCTTTGAACCGATTCACCTGCTTTTCCTGATGTTTTTTTAACTTCTCCTAACCAAATATTACCAACACCATCCGTTGATATTACAACATTTCTTTTTGTTTGTAATATAATATTATTATCGGAATGTATATGTGAATCTCCAATAGAATCAACGCTAAATTTACCATCGGTTATTATTCCAGTATTGCTTTTACCAAATATTATAAATTCTTTTGCTTTTGCAGATAAAAGAATTCTATCTGAGTTTACAAAAATTTGGTCCCCTGTGAAATCTTTTGAGTTTGGATATTTTGCAAATGCTATTTTTTGTTTTTTTATAGTTTCTCTAAAAGGAACTTTTACTTTACCAGAGGTAATATACACAGATGAACCATCTCTATCAATATTTTCATCTACTAAAGTACCGATTGGTTCAATATCCACTGCCGGATTTTGTTTGTTACGAATGAAGATAGATGGTGATGATGTGCCACCCTTTGGATTACCATTTACATCAATAGTTTCATCTTCCGTTAAAAAAAATTCAGAAAATCTTATAGTATTACCCGCTCTACCACTTATAATAGTATCACCTTCTCTTGGTAATAAAAATTTGATTGTTTCGTTTTTATTATAATTTGAACTATCGGAAATAGATTTTTTTGGTTTAGTATTGATTGAACCATCTTTTACATCTGCATAATTTTTGTTTTTATTTGATGTATCCAATTTATCAATCTCCCTATCTTTTGTTAAAACGGATATTCGTTTGTTTTCTCTAAAATTTGGATATAGTGTTACTGAATATGGCAACCAATAATAAACATTATTTAATTGTAAAATAATTACAGTTTCTCCATTTATTGGAAATGTTATATTATTTTTATCAAATGGATATGCAATATTATCTCCAATTATTTTAGCTTCTGCTCTAAATTTTAATGCACCTAAAAATTCAACATTTTGTAAGGATGATACATAATTTTTATTATTGTTATAAAATGGTAATAAATTACTATTAGTATCAATTATTCTATCATCGGGTAATGTTGTGTAAACATTTTCAACGGTAGCTAAAAATGATTGTACGCTTTCCATTTATAATTTGGTTTTAATTTCTTCAATTTCTATTTCAATATCGGTCATTTTTTCTTTCGCTTTTTCCTCAACAGCATCTATTGCCTCTTCCATATCTTGCAACAATTGTGCCTTTTCGGTTTCACTCAACCAACCATCTTCACCAATCCCCTTTGCCTCAGCTGCTGCAAGTCTTTGTGCAATTGTTGCAAGTTTAATTAAGTGGTCATCATTCTTAACCGATACCTCAATCAAATCTTTTATGATAGGTGCAATGACCGTTGCTTCACCAACATTCTTAATTAATTTCCTCAAAGATTCAATCAAATCAGAAATATTTTTCTTTTTGTTCTGTTGGTTTTCGTATATATCTTTAAATAATGATGATAAGTTTTTACCATCAAATAGTTGAAATTCAGCACTCATATAATTCGTTCTTTACTATATAATTATAAAGTTCTTCAGTTATTAGTTTATAGCCAGCATCGTTTGGGTGTTGTGCAACCTTCATTGGGTTTGGAGTTTTTACTTCCCAAACTGGATCATTTTTATGATTTTTCATCATCCACGACTCTAAAGATTT